GACTATGCGCCAAACCCGTGACCTTCTCGTATTCAACCAACGCCGGACCCTTGACCTTCTCGTATTCAACCAACGCCGAACCCGCGACCTTCTTGTATTCAGCCAACGCCGGACCCGCGACCTTCTCGTATTCAACCAACGCCGGACCCGCGACCTTCTCGTATTCAACCAACGCCGGACCCTTGACCTTCTTGTATTCAGCCAACGCCGAACCCTCGACCTTCTCGTATTCAACCAACGCCGAACCCGCGACCTTCTTGTATTCAGCCAACGCCGGACCCGCGACCTTCTTGTATTCAGCCCACGCCAAATCCGTGACCTTCTTGTATTCAGCCCACGCCGAACCCGCGACCTTCTCGTGTTCAGCCAACGCCGGACCCTCGACCTTCTTGTATTCAGCCAACGCCGGACCCGCGACCTTCTTGTATTCAGCCAACGCCGAACCCTTGACAGGTCTAAATAGCCTTAATCTTAAAGCTTGTTCTCTTTTAGGCTTATTCGAAAGAATGTAGGAAATACGGTTTTCTGCAGGTTCTTCTAATGTTTCGTATTCTCGCGAATGATGGCAATGGACAACATTTGAACCGATTGCAATATTCTTAAACGCTTTCCAGCACGCATTGGCTTCCTCGGCTATGCTTTTTAGTTTCAGCTTCAATTTCTTTTCCTTTCCTTTTTCGTGATAGGGGGCCCTCATTCGCCCATCTAAGGGCTGACCTGGAGGATCATAAGGGCCAGGGTTTCTCCAGAACTGCTTTGTCAATAAATGTTTTTAACTCTCCATTTGGCAACCTTGACACCATAAGCCGTGGCAATCGCTCCAAAGTAAGGCTGTTGCTCTGAGCCTTTAGGCGCTTGCATGGCCTTTGTTAGCGTTACAAGGCTGTTTTTAGGCTCTTTAATCCCGCTCCGGTCGTCCCACCCTAACCCCTTGCGTTGAAGCCCACGAAGCAAGCCAGAAACCCCGTAAGCGTAAAAATCAGCGCCACCTTTCGCCTGTAGGATCGCCAAAGCTTCCTCGGTGGTAATTTCTGGGTAACCCGAAACCTCATCAACTGCCTTTTTCAACTTAGTAGCTGTTTTCATTTTCTTTTCCTTTCCTTTTTCGTGATAGGGGGCCCTCATTTGCCCATCTAAGGGCTGACCTGGAGGATCATAAGGGCCAGCGCTTCTCCAGTTGCTTTAGGATGTTTAGGCTTTCACCTCTTCAATTATTTCCTTCCAATTACCAGATCCTTTGCGAATCGGCCGCCACGTTTCCCCCCATTGCGGCCGGGAGTCTTGTTTATTGATAAAATTTTCCATTGCTTCAACAGTCTTAAATTCCCAAAAGGTAATGTCAACGCCTAAGCCAGGGGCGTTTTTAAATACTGTTCTTTCGGGATGTTTTGGTTGAAAAGTGTAGGCTCTCCAGTCTGTTATTCTTGTTTTCATTTTCTTTTCCTTTCCAATTGCTCGATTATGCGAACTGCGTTTTTCCAAGTCGTTTGAATGGTCATGTTAGGCCTCCCAAACAATCGTTGTTTGATTGTCTTTCACGAAGCAACGGCCAACCCTTGCGCCGTGATTACGCCAGCCTTCCACCCATTCCTTTGTTGATACGCTATCCAATGCGCCAGCCCGTTCCTTGGTGAGTTGGCTAGATACGCCAGCCAGCAAAGCCGAACCAAAGCCAGAAAATGCCACAACGTGAAAGGGTTCAAGAGCAGGGCATTTATCTACTTCCCCGTCTTTTATATCGGGGTCTAACATTGGACCCTTGAAAACCCAAGCCCAGCCTTCTTTTGTGTCAACGGCAGAGCGCATATCAACTACTGGGACGCCATCGGACGGCCAAACCTCATCCGAATGATTATCTCGATTGATAAATGATTCCGGGTCACAGTAACCGGAGCAAGTGCCGTGACCGCGGTAATAAATTGTGTGTCCACCCTGCCCGAATGATAAAACCCTGGCGGTATTTTTCATGATTAAAGCCTCCCGCAAGAAACGTACTCATGCGCCTTGTCGATTGCCATTTCCTCGGCTCGTAAAGCTTCCCAGTCTTGAACCGGATCGGGATAGTGAACTAGGTTAAAAGTACCGTTTTTCATTTTGTCCCTCCAGGACGTTTGTTTCTGCCTACAACTGAATGATACGATACCGTTACATAATAGTCAAGCATTATTTAAAATTATTTTTGATTTTTTTTTCTTTTTTTCTGAATGATTTTACCCTGCAATTATCAGTACAAAAACGCTGTTTTGGCTCAAAAAGTTTTCCACATTGCTGGCATTTGAGTTTCATTTTTTACCTCTCTTTCATCGGTAACTATAACGTAATCGTATCATGTAAGCAAGAGAAAAAACAACGATTTAGTTACAAGGCCAAAGAATGCAAAAATAAGGCTATCAAGTCAGGATCTTATTAGCCTGTAACGATTCCGTTTTAATGTGTGCAATGACAAGGCGAGAAAAAAATAGGGGCCTTAAAACGCATCCTAGTGCAAAGAAAAATTATAAAAATAGACTCTCACGGCATATCAATACGATTGACGGCTTTTAGGGCATGGGTGTATAAGACTCTTGGCCCTAATGGGGGTTACTGCTTACACGGCGCGCCTGGAGTAAGACCATTCTTTAATCCCCATTAGCAAGCCTATTACCTTAATGGGGGTTTAATCATGGCAAAGCCTATTCAACAAATCATTCGAGAGATGGAAGCTCAAAACGTTTCATCAAACCTTATCCAAGAATTGTTAGACGCCAAAGTTCAGGCAATGGGCGGATCTAAACACGACAAAGAACCAAGGTCAAACGGCCCTGCCTGGTCTAATTCAGGCCACGATAAATCAATATGTGAAAATTTCTTTTCTACCGCTTATGAGCGAATGAAGCAAGAAATCTTATGCCCTGATTGTCTTGCCAAGGGTCGCATGAGATGGGAGAGAGAAACAGGGGATTTAATCAAGCAATCACTCAAAGAAATTGATTCAGTCTGTCAACGTTGTCATGATCGCCTTTGGATATCACCCATGCATGAATCAAGGGCGGTAAAATCATGAAATGGATTCAACATCAAAACAATAGCCGACATGATCCTAAACTAAGACGCTTAATCCGAAAACATGGGCCGACTGGCTTTGGCGTCTATTGGATGATCGTTGAAATCATAGCCGAAAAACTAAATGACAACCTTGATTGTATTCTTGAACACAACTTAGAAGATTTGTCGGATGAATTAACTATCGACATAGTAACCCTTGAAACAATCTTAAACGATTGCGTAAAGTTTCAACTATTCACCATGATAAATAATCAATATCAATGCCTTAAAGTGTTGAAATATATGGATGAATGGACAAGAAAGAAGATTAAATCATCTGATAAACTCCCGAGTCACTCCGGAGTAACTCCCGAGCAACTCCCGAGTCACTCCGTGTTACTCCAACGTGAAGGGAAGGGAAGGGAAGGAAGAGAAGGGAAGGAAGAAAAGGAAGCCGACGCTCGTGTTGACGATCCTAAGGGAAAGCCAACTAGCGTATCTCAAGCGGATATCGACAAAGCGCAAGAGGAGTTTCTAGAAATTAAACGAAAAAAAACTCCATTCCAAGCCAAACCATTAACAAACGTTCTAAATTCATTGAAAAAAGACCCTGAATTTAAAATCAACTTCTAACCTTTCGGCACCATCCACACACCTACTGTTAAATTTCTTTACACTTTTTATTTGACTAACAATTTCATTACCCTTATAACCCCTATCAACAGTCTCACCGATTATCCAAAGTGTAAGGTTTCTTTACACACAAGGATTTGTGATTATGAGTGTTGTACTTTTTCCAGCCTATTTGCTCGCTAAATGTGAATCCTCAATGTTTTCAACGCTTTTAAAAATCCAAACAACCATAACCTTTGTTTCATCCATTTGCTTTGCTATGTCATCGCTCCGAATTATTACTGGTAAGCATTATTTTGCTTATTGTAGCTACCAATCGACCACCCTAAACCAAGCGCCAGGTACCTATCAAATACACAATGTCGGTAGGCAAGTTTCAGAAGTGTGTTTTTGAGGTGGCCTAATGCTGGTGTTTATGGCATAGATTTTTGCGTGATGGGCGTTTTTTTAGAAGATGATGTAAAAAACTAATGGATGGTAGTAAAAAAATAATCGTTCAAATTTGGGCGGTTTAAATGCAAAGGGGTAAAAGTCATGGGAGAAAAGATCAAGAAGGATGTAAGGGAATGGGATTTGAGTTCATATCCTGAGAAAGACCCGAGGGATGGGATGGCAGGGAGTCGGTGGTGGAGGTTTACGGTGTTGGAGAGTGATGGTAGAACGGCGCATAAGCGGGTGGTTGAGACGGTGACGAATGATAAGGGTGAGCCGATGCGGGATGATGATGGGAAGGTTATGAAGCGGGAAAAGATTGGTGGGCCTAGGATGTGGGCGGTAACGGGGGGGATAGGAGCGGAAGGGTTTAAGAAGGGGTTACAGGGGCATCCGGCATCGAAGATTGCGGTGGTGGATATTTTGAGGGCGGAGAAGGAGATAGCGGGTAAGCCGAGTATTGTGCAGATGGGGTTGTTTTACGAGCCGGTGTTTGATGATGAGGGGAGGCAAGTGGATTGGAAGGAGCAGGACAGGAAGAAGGAGTTTGTGCCGAAGTATTGGCGGGATATGACGGTGCAGTATTACGATGAGGATAGGCCTAAGGCGTATAAGAATGCTGTAGATCCTTATGCCGGGCAGAAGAAACCAACGACTAGGATACAGGAGTTGACTGAGGAAAATGAGTTGATGAGAAAGAAGTTAGAGGCTGAAAATGAAGAACTTAGACGGCGATTGGAGAAGAAAAAATAATGTTAGAACTTGAGTTGATAGGGTTTGGGATTTACTCAGTTGGTTTGGTTTATTTAGGGTGGTATGAAGGCCGAAAGAGTAAGTGGGCCGAGCAGTATGGAGTACCGCCTGTAAATTTACAACAACAATCAGAGGATGAAACGCCGGAGCCGTTTGAGGCTTCACGAAATCAACCACGTTCTTTAACAACAGATTGAGGTGAGGGATGGCAACGCCAGAAGAGATAGCGCAGATGAGGTATCAGCATTTTGTTGATCGGTTGTTGGAGGGGGAGTTGGATGAGTCGGAAGGTGATTTGTGGATGGAGGTTTATGAAAAGGTTTGTGAGATGCACCCGAGCTTTCCAGATAATTTGTTCCCTATTGGTTTAGGAAAGGATGTTCTCCAAAGAAGCCCAACGACATTGGTGATTAATGGGTGGGGGAGAACAGAGGCTCCAACGATTGAAGCTTTGATGAATAAGATTGTGAGGGCGTATGAAGAGTGCAAACGAGATCGATGGGGAAAATTTAAGCGAGCCGGAAAAGAAACGTAAGGGTCAACCTAAAGGTGGATGGCCTTCCGTCAAGGCGAGGAAAGCAAAGCGAGAAGCATTAAAAGAAAAAGGGATTTTTGGTTCAGAGGATGAGGAAAAAACGGGTACCTATTATTTAGGTGCCGATGAAAACATCCCACAAGGTCCGTACAAGACGCAAGCGGAAAGGTGGGACGCCTACCGCAAGGTTTTGGATTTGAATGCGGTTCGTGAAAAGAGGGGGAAGAAGAGACTCGCTGAGAAACTAATTGAGAGATATGTCGGGGTTCCATACCAAGAGTTTGACCGGGAAATTTTTACAACCGGGTTCCAAAATTTCCGGTTGGCAAAAGCGTCAATGCACATAACAGGAACGCTTGCCGATATTGCCCCGGCGTTGAGGTTGGCGTTGCTTGAGTTGGCGCAGGATATGGAAACGGATAAGGGGAAAGACCCGAAGAAGCAGAGGGAAATGATTTCGTTGGTTTCGACTGTGATGGAGAAATTCGGGATACAAAAGATCGATACTTCGTATGCTGATTCTTCGCAGGATATGGATACCGAGGAAGCGATTGAAGAGGGAATGAGAATTGTTCAGGAGATGAAGGGGCATGAAGAGTGCGAACAATGGTTTACAACTGTCGCCACTAACACCAGAAAGAGCCAGGGAAAACCTCTTTCGATTAAGTCAGATCGCGGAACATCTGAGAACGATAAAGATGGTGGACCCGGTAAAGATTTGGAGGCCGTTCCCATACGTCAAGAAACTTCTAACGAGCAAGTTGAAGTACCTAATGATGATCGGGTGCAATCGACTGAGCAAAACGGATTGGTTGACAACGGACTTCAGTCTAGCGGCAATGGGGAGACACCCAACATTTAGGACGCCTAAGAACTGTACGATGTGGATTTCGGTGGAGAAGAATGACAAGGTTGACCAAGTTTTAGAGCCAAAGTTTCGGGAGAAGTTGATGCCTGGGCATTGGGAATACAACAGCAATAAGCATATTTTCTATGTGAAGTGTGGGGCAAATAATTGGTCGGAAATCGTTATAAAATCGCAAGAATCAGGGAGGGCAAGCTATGAAGGTTCGAAGGTTTACAGGCTTGCATTCGATGAACAGCCGGATGAGCAAATATTTGATTCAGCACTTATTAGAACAGTCGATACCCGAGGTCAAGTTCTTGTGGCGGCAACGATGTGGGAGTTTGGGATTACCTGGCTTTACGACAGATTTATCGTTCCTTATCTCGAAGGTAAAAGGGGTGATCTTGAATTAGTGGGAAAGGATCTTCCGATGGAGTCCAATCCCATGCTCGACCCGCAAGAGATTGCCGAGCAAAGAAGGCAGACGGCACTCAGGAGTCCCGAGGAAAGCGCGGTCCGGTTTGACGGGAAGTACATTCCAATCGGAGGATTGACGCCGTTTAATTTAGAGGCGTTGAAGCAGTATCGGGATAACCAGGGGAAAGCAGTAGAGGCAGAACTTTATTACGGAGGCAACTGATGATCGCTTTGAATGACCGAGTAATTGCCAAGGTGAGTAATATGCCTGAGAAAACTAATGGTGGAATTATTTTGCCAACTCAAAACTTTCAAGAGGGACAGGCGAAGATAAATATTGGGAGAGTTCTTGCGGCTGGACCTGGATTAACTCTGCGAAACGGGGAAGTGATTAAAGTCCCCGTCAAGGCAGGTGACGTGATTGTTTGGGAACAGTACGGGGCGCTTAGGTTTGAAATTCTAGGCCCAAAGATTGTTTGTATCCGAGCCGAGGACATAGGAGCGATTCTTGACCCGTCTGAATATGACGAAGGGTGGTTTGAAGAGTTTGATGGTGGTCAGGACGCTATAAATGATGATGCCGTGTCAGCTTATGCCAAAGAACAGCGTGATAACCAAGGAAAGCTTCCCGACCTATGCGAATGCGAACTTCTTTGCCAGGAGTGCGGGGCAAAAGAGAATATCGCCTTACCGTGGAAGGATTCGATGGGAACCGTGGATGATGCCTTACTTGCCACCCAACTTTGTTACAAGTGCAATAAACCAGCCTACAAGGTTTCCAAGAAAATTCTTAATTCACAGATACACGTTGATGGCGGTACTCCGAGGTTCCATTGAAACCGAACATAAAGGTCATTGCGGGTGGGATGTGGAAGTTTTATGAAGATCCCCGCCCGGAATACACTTATGTAATGGGCGTGGATACGGCTTCTGGAAAAGAGGGCGCTAATGAAACGGTTGCCCACATTCTTTGTGTCAATACAGGGAAACAGGTAATAACAAGCGGAGGCCAATACGCACCTGAAGATTTTTGTGGACAAATTGAAATGGCGGCTTATCTCTACAATGAAGCCTGTATAGGAGTTGAAAGGGAGTTTCATGGCGTCACGATCATTAACTATCTCAGGCAAAAGCTTTACCCAAATATTTACTTCCATCCTTCTCACCTCACGGCGTTCAACGGGGCACCAACGGAGTTTGGATGGGATGCGAGGCGATACCGGCAAATCGCGATTGATTGGCTTCAACAGGACATTGGGTATTCCGTTTCTAAGGTTCCGATGGAACAAGATAGGGCAATCTGGCTTAAAGACCCTGAGACAATTACCCAATTGGGGTATTTTTGGAGGAATAAAAAGACGGGCAAGTTTGAAGCGCCTCCGGGCAAGAGGGATGACAGGGTATCGGCTCTTTATATTGCCAACTACATACGCAGAGAGGTTTACCCGTTAATATTTGCGGTAGAAGCGCCGAAGGAGAAAGAGATGACATTCTTGGAGAGAATCCAGCAAGGGGATAAGGCGGAGGACCGAAATATGGGGAGGCGTGATCTTGACTATTAAACTTGAAGCCTACCGATGTGAAAACGACAAATGTGGGTTCTTTCTTCATGCTAGGAAAAAGGGGACAAAGGGCGATAGGGCTAGGTGGATCATCCTTCGGGCGCATTTAGAGCCGGGTTCATTCGTTTCTCGAACCTACTGCCCTCATTGCCATTGGGAGTTGAAGTTGGGACTGTTCAAAGAGCCGGAACACGAAAACATTGACGAAAAGCCATTGAGTGCGATAGATTTGATAAGGCGGATTTCTTTAAATGCAAAATCGTAGAGTCTGCTGGTACTGCCATTATCAAAGTTTGGCGACAGATGTAATCATCGGGACGCATTCTCACAAGTGCCCACGATGCGGGATGGAGGCTTATCAATATCTTGTGAGCCAGATTGACCGGGCGTTAGGAACTCGATACTTCGTTCATTCGTTGGGCGAGGTAATGAGGGCGGGGCGGGAACGCCCCCATCTCCTTATTCATGGGCTGTCCAAGACAGACATGATGAGACACACGGTGGACAAACTGGATGCCTACGTTCCAAACGGATCAATTCACTAACTCCCAATCGGTAAATGCCGATGTTCCGCAGGAAGATCCTAAAGTCGTTTATCGCTTTGTTACCGACTGTGTTACCGACTCTGAAATTTACCGCAACCAATTCTCAGTTCTCTCCGATTCAAAATCCTGGGTAGCAGACGCAACTAAATACGAAGAACTCTATAACGGGAAACTTTATTCCAAACGGGAAAAACTTCCTTACGAATGCAAGGAAGATATTTACCGGGACATGGTGGACTTCAACACAACCCTCTTGGTTCAGTTTGAAGTTAAGGATTATGTTAAAAACATAAATGAAGAACCCTCATCTATTGACGCCGATACGATGAGCCGCATTCTTAATTACTGCATTGATGAGTTGAATGATGGGAAAGAAAAGGAAGAAGAGTTCGTAACCATCTCCGGCCAGATGGGAAACTCGATTTATAAATTCAACCCGATTGAAGTTGACGGGTATGTTTGGCCTGGGCACGAAGTTGTTGACCCGAGGCAATTCGGAATTTCCCCAAACGCTAGAGGGCCGAAAGACGCAGTATTTTGTTTTTGGAAACGGCCCGTCCCTACATATGAACTCAAACAAAAATTCCCAGACCACAAAGATGCAATCAAACCAGACGTTGATGTTTCTGATTACGGTTCTGGAAAGGGTGGGGTTCCGAATGGATCTGATGGCGCAGTTCTGATAAACGGATTAGGGACTTCCGCTTATGTGGCTATGAATAAAATGGTTTCTCTTTTTACCGGAAAAGAGCAGTCACTTCAAACGGTTCTTACTGAGTTTTACTATCGTGATCCAGAAATGATTACGATAAAGGACGAGGAAGAGTTAGATAAATGGATTGAAAGCAATCCGGCTTTTGGCAGTGAGTTTTTCAAACAGGACGCAAAGGGGACTTATTTAAAACGGTTACAAGATGAGCCGGAAGGATTGAAGGTAAAGAAATTTCCTTTCGGGCGGAAGATTATGACCATCAAAGATATTGTCTTGATGGACGAAGCTAACCCGTACCCGTTTATTCCCTTCGTGGGAGGCAAATGCTTCGCAAGGCCAAAAACATTTTGGTCTAAGGGGATTGTCGAGGTTGTCCGTGAACCGGCTCAGAATATTCAGTTAATGACTTCGGGACTTGCGGCCAACACAGACTATCGGTTGCGACCCGCATTCTATTGCCAATCTAATCTCCCCGGAAAAGTTAAAAAAGTTCCAACCGAGCCAAACTCTCTTGAATACTTCCCAGGTCAAATTAACGCTGTCCCTGTCGGACAATTACTCCCGCAAGATGTACAAGCGGCAATTGCGTATCGCCAAAAGAAAATGGAAACCACGGCTGGATTGGATTCGATTTTGGCTGGAAATAACCCGCAAGGAAATTATTCGGGAATTCAAACCAATACTCTCATGGAGGGTGCATTAGGAAAGACGGCTCCCCGGCTTCGCTGGCTTAATCGTTCCAGAAAAGATTTAGGCGGGATGTATCTTTGGTTTCTTCAAACGTGGTGTACCGATGAGAGGATGATTAACTTCCAGAGCCAAGATGAGAAGATGTTGAAGGTTCAGATGAATCAACTGGCGATGCAAGGCGGCAACCCGGTTGTTTCAAATGACGTGACTAAAGGGAAGTATCAATATTTCATTGATGTGAATGTTACCCAACCGGCATCCCCGTCTCAGGCGTTTGCTCAGGTTCAGCAAATTGCGAAAATATTTGCCCCATTTGCCCCGATAGAGGCCGCAAGGATACAACTAGAAAAGGCTCCTGTGACGGGCAAGTGGGAATACATGAAACGGTTTGAAGCCGCGATCCAAAGCCAACAGGAACAATCTGCGGCTCAACAGCAAATGCAGGTTCAAATCCAGACCGCCAAGATGCAGATGGATCAAATGAAAACTGAAAGGGAATTGGACATTAAGGAAGTCCAGGCCGGGGCGAAGGCTCAAGAATCTCTTGCGTGGGTTATTCAGGCGCTTACCAAGGCTGTTACGGATGCTCAGGCGGTGGGGGCTGTTATTCCTCCTGAACTAATGATGGAGTTGAGGACGTTGGCGGCTTCTACAACTCAGGAATCTACAGCGGCCATCAACACGGCTAGGCCAAATCTGCCAACTCCGCCTCAAATGCCTCCGACTCCGATAGGACAGGCGTACTTCCCTGGAGGACAACCACATGGCTGACCAAAATACTTATTTCGATCAGATGGCTCCAAGATTACAGAGTATGCCCCTTCAACCTTCTGACCTGGATACGGCGCAAATGAAGAACATGATTGACATGGGCGCTTTTAGTGACGCTATGAAACAGCGTGTACTACAGGCCGTTCAACAAGCTTATTTAAGGCAGGGAAATTTTGCCAACAGGCCCGAACAATACGGGCAAGGCACCGCAAGCGTTTTAGCGCAATATGCGGCAACGGACAAGGATTTCTAAAAACAGACTCAACATAAATAAAAAAACAGGAGAATTAAAATGCCCGAATCACAGGCACCAGTTGCACCGATTTCAGCGCCAAGCGCACCAGCCGCACCGAGTACGCCTTCTAGTGAAGGAGCAGGGACATCTTCGGGAAGAAGTTATACCGAGGCGGAATACAACGCTGTGCAATCGGAGTTGTCTGAGCATAAACGACAGCTTCAAAATGCCGCTACATGGATTGATTCTGACCCGGAAGTTAAAGGGCGCTTGGACATTTATGGACGGGCGATCAAGGAAAACAAGCCATATACGGATCTGGTAAAAGAATGGGAGGCGACCAAGACCTCCAAATCTGCGCCGAAGGATATTGAGAAAGCAGGGTTTACGGCTGAGCAAGCCGCAGAAATTGCTAGAAAGATTGCCCGAGAGGAATTTTCAACGGCATCAAAACCGTTCCTCGAAGGTCAAGCCAAGCAAATTCTGAACGAATCTCGGGAGAATATTCTCAAAGAGAATACTTGGGCTACTGAAAAAGATTGGGAAACTTTCAACGAGCGCTTCAACGAGAAGTGCCAAGGGAAAGCGGAACAAATCTATAAGTCCCAATATCCGAGGTTGAATCAACAGCAAGCTTGGGAGATGGCCGTGGGGTCATTTACCGAGGTTGACGATTCAATTCTTTGGGATTCGCTTATGAAACCCGAGCGAGAACAATCAATTTTGGGACAACGCAGAGTGGCTCCAAGGCTACCCGATGGCATGGTTGATAGGATTTCAACAGGGAAAGACGCTGATGTTTTGGATAAAGCGAGGAAGGCTTATAAATCGGTTGAAGGCGATGGTGATAAAGTCGCCAAGATCGTAGCTGAATACGCTCCACAACTAGGGGTTGATCCGCAGGATAGGGCAGGTATCCAGAAGATTTGGAGCCTGATTTCAAAGGAATAAAAGGAAAAAACAATGGCTACTGCACCGAACATTAACACTCAGGCTTGGGTTGATATTCCAAAAAAGTTTTGGGATAACGTCAATATTTTGCATCCTACGACCAAGCGTTTCTTGGACAAGGACGAAAAGCAAGATGGCGGGTTGAGTTACGCCCCTAACCGTGTTGCGTTGAAAGACGCTACCGGGGGTTACTTTGCGGCCACCAACACATCGGCGGTCGTGACGGCTTCTCAGTCGAATGAGTTGCTGAATGAAACCTACAACTGGGTCCATCTCATCAACGACATTTTGATTACCTATGATGAGCAGATCCGGGCGGGGGAATCTCCCTTTACTCGTGTGACGGCTCTTGAGAGGGCGAAGTATGCCGCCAAGATGCGTCACTTGGACCTGATCGCTTCGGGGTTCATCAATGGCGTCTATGGCATCAACAACCAGCCGGACGGCGTGAATCAGCTTTGTTTGCCGACCGGGACTTATGGCGGAGTTGTTCCTGCTACCGATTCGGATTGGACACCTCAATCCACTACGGCGGCTACGGTTCTTTCTGGACCGTCCATCGTGGAAACCATGATAGACAACACCGCTTGGTTAGGTGAACAGGCCAACTTGTTCCCAACTACTCGGGCTTTGTATTCTCGTTGCAAAGCTATTTGGGGTCAGGGCTTGACCTATCAGGTTAACCAGGACAACAAAGAGGCTACTTACGGATTGGAAAAAATCCACATTCGCGGCGGTCTGAATGGAAAAGTCGGGGAAATCTATTGGGATGATGATGTGGTTTCGGCCACGATGTACGCTCTCTGTGAGAACGTCATTCATCTCAAAAAGTCAACCCTGCATTTCATGGACACGAAAGATCCGACCATGCCCGAGAGTGGCTTGTCGGTCATCGTTGCGGAAGTTGGTTACATCCTCTCTTCATACATCACCGGATCGGAAATTCGCCGGGTGCATGGTGGCTGGTTGGGTGGACTGACGGCTTAAGCAAATCGGGCAAGGGGGCGGATTAAACTCCGCCTCCAATCCCATCAAAGGAGAATTTCATGGCTATTACAAACGTTTCTGTTCGGCAATCTGGTCTGCCGAATCAAAGTGGAAAAGGTACAGTCACGATTATTGACTTTACTTATCCGGCTACCACCGCTAACGCAACTCTGAACGTTGGAAATATTAGTTCTTATGATTTGGTGGATGTTTACCCCGTTCAGGCTGTTACTGGTTCGATTGGCATTATTGAAATTAAGGCTTCTCGAACTGCGTCAAACCAGGGACAAGGTTCAATCGTTGTTGGCTATCCTGATGGAGCAACTGGGCCAGCCGCTACAATGAATTGCGAAGCGGTTATTTACCGAAACTAAGGAGGGACTTATGCTTAGTATTTCGACAGTCCCGAAAAGTTTTCGGGGAGGGCATATTGGGCAACCGGGAGCCTATGGAAGTGCCATTGTTTATAATGGCGGGGCAAACGCTATTGTAAATTGTGGCGACCTAGAAGGTGCTGATATTGTTCGTATCTACCCAACGAGTGCTGTATCTGGCACCGTAGGCATGTTGATTGAACAAAAGTCGGTTAGGGTTCCTGGCATTAACGGAAACTTTTCGGTTTCTACGCCTGACGGTTCAACGGTTGGTGCTGATACTCCTTTTGATTGGATGGTTACTAAGTTCTAATGCAACTTCAAGATATTCAAAACGAAGTCATACAGTTGACCAAGGAATACACCCCTGGTAATCCAACTTTTGCGACTTTGGCGAATGTCACGACCTATGCGAATGAGGGTCAAAAGAAAATTGCACGAAGAACAAGGAATCGAATCAAATCGAACTTTCCGTATTGGGCGGGAGGGCAATGGAATCAAAATCAGTATCAACAGATTACTTTTAGCACGATTCCAACAGCCGGAACGTTCACGCTTACTTTTAATGGGCAGACCACGGCGACTTTACCGAACACGACTAATTCGGCAACGCTCCAAACGGCGTTGCAGGGATTGAGTACAATTGGAGCCGGAAACTGTTGGGTGTTTGGCTCTTTTACGGTTGGGTTTACTGTTCTGTTCATTAATGGATTTATTGGGCAAAACAATATTCCAATGATGACATCCGTAAGTTCGTTGACCGACATAATGGCGATTGCGGTAGCGGTAACTCTTACAGGTGTAACGTCAGGGAATCAGGATGCGGCGCTTTACACGATTCCAAATCAAAGGCTTTACGATCTGCCTACGGATTGGCTTCAAATGATTCGTGTGAGCGTTAATAATATTCCGCTAAAACCATCGAGGTTTGCTGACTTTTCTGGAAATATTATGTGGCATAGACAGCCTGGGTTTCCTCTGGAATATTATTTTGAGAAAGATTCGTTTTCACAGGCTTATAAACTCGGTTTGTTTTTAAGACCGACAACGGCATGGCCTCTTGGATTGACATACATTCCGATCCCGACTTCTATGGTGGGCGCAACGGATACGCCGGATATTGAAGATTTTCTCCAACCGGCGCTAACTCACTATGTTTGTTGGAGGATTTTTGAGTACCGAAGGGAATACGCCAAAGCTCAGTATTGGAAAAACCAATACGATTTGGACTTGCAGGATTATGAATCATCGGGGGAAGATACGGATGAAGCTATTCCGTTTTTGCAAAGCCCTCGACCAACTGACTAAGGAGAAAAAACATGAATGGTTACGGATCTGTAAGTTTTGAGAAAGACATAAACCTCACGACTACTGGCACAGTTCAAATCATTGACCAAGAAAACAGGTGGGATACGGACTATCTCAAGGTGCATTTGGACAATATTGATTCGGGTGCTTCTCTGGTTATTGGATATGGTCCAAATGCCAACAATCCAGAAATCGCTCGTTATTTGTCTGTGACTGATTCAGACATTAATCTTAAAAAACATGGAGTGGATAATCCGAATCAACTTCCATTGAATGCTGTTTTTACTGGTTCTGGATTGCATATTACCGGGTCGATATTCGCTCAGGCGCATATTGTTAAACAAGAAATTCCAAAATGGATTCAATTGACGGCGGCGGCGGCTTTTCCTGCAAGGGAAGAGTTCGCTCTGCAAGTTTTGAGTATCGCTGGTGTCCAAACGATGTTTCTCATGGGTGGCTTAGGGGCTGGTGCCGCAGACCTTCAAGATGTTTGGAGTTCAACGGATGGAATTACATGGGCACCTCAAGGAGTATTCCCGTTTTCTGCCAGGGCGGGGTTAAAGGCAACGGTTCTAAATAATAAGATCATCGTTGCGGGTGGGTTTGACGGATCTTATAAAAACGATGTTTACTCGTTTGATGGGACCACCTGGACGACATTAACGGCGAATGCTGGCTGGGCCATTCGCGGTTACTTTGGAATGAGCGTTCTCAACAACATTGTCTATGTTTACGGTGGTAAAAATACAGGCGGGTACTTGGATGACGTGTGGAAGTCCGTTGATGGGATTACTTGGACTCAGGTAATTGCTCATTCGGGTTTCGGACTTCGTAGCGATTTTGGTTATAACGATTACCAAGGAAGGCTTTGGGTCGCAGGTGGCCTCAAGGCTGGTGTACTCTCTAACGAAGTTTGGTCGTCCTCGGACGGCTACACTTGGGTACAGGCTTCTCCAACTCTTGCGTTCCCTGTACGGCAAAGTTTCCCATTAAAAGCTTTCAACAAAAACAAAATGCCTGTCTTGATTGCGATTGGAGGGGTTGGAACGTCAGTGCAGTTTTCGGATGTTTATACTTCCTCGGACGGTCAAGCGTGGCAACCATATACTACCCCGTCTATTGACTTCTCAATCAGAAACGGTCATCAAGCGATTTGGATGAATAATTCTATTTACATGATGGGCGGGATTAACGGATCTACACTTCAAAATGATGTGTGGCGCATGTCTGTACCCATAGTTTAACAAAGGAGGATTAAAATTATGAACGGAAATAAGATGATGGCTCTTGGTGGGGGCGGTCGCTTTCAGGCGCTCCAACAGAAGGTTGAGGGTGAAGGAAAATCTCCCGAGGCGGCGAAGGCTATAGCGGCTTCGGCGGGGATGCACAAATACGGGGCTGGAAAGATGAATGCAATGGCCCATCGTGCGAAACTCAAAGCCGGAAAACACTTAGGACGATAAGAGGTGAAGCGTGGGTTCTACCCAAATCACCCCTCAGCCGGATTTGGGTGGTGGTCTAAATCTATCTAATGACATTTTAAAGACGAACCCTAATGAATGGGTGAACGCCATAAATTGCATTGTGAGTAGGCCTGGAGGAAGTGCAAGTGGAACGGGAACAAAGAAGGGTGCGGCAATCAGTATGCCGCCTATCTCAATTCCAGCAACTAACGTTCCTGCGTGTGGATATTCCGTAACCATTCCAAAAAGACTTCCGATTTGTCGAATAGACAATTTGACTTACCCCAAAGAGATTTGGACTTTATCCCAAAATGGGAATGGGTGGGATATTCCAATTTCGCAGGGTAATTCATCCCTCAGTTTCGTTGTTTCAACAAGTCCAACAACCCAAACGGCGACACTCAATTTTTCTAGTCCATTAAATATATCAACGGCTTATTTGCAAACGAATTGGGCGCTTTACGCTGATGCAAACATTTCGATTCATAGCAACTTCTCTGTAACTATTACGTTTGGCTCGTCCGGTGGAACGGCCATATATACAAACGGAACGATGTTTCCATCTTTGCAGGTCTTACCATTCACTTATACGTCAACTTCTGGAACGTTTGACCCGACAAGTGTTACTTATGTAACAATAACATTTTCTTTTTCTGGTATCTCTCAGCATCAAGTAATCGTTTTGAGTGATCTTAGATTTGAGAATTCATCTATCAATTCGTTTGTTACGAATTCAATGGCTTTCTTGCAAGGAGCAAATGGTACGGCTCCCGATACAACCTCGCTTAATAATGGAATGAATACCAGCGTCATCGTTGGCTGTCAGGATATGTACCTAATCGGGGTTTATCCTTTTCAGCAATGGCATAAGCTCATTACCTGCCTTCAAGAGACTCCAATTCTTTCTTCACCGATTGGAAACAACTTTTACTTCACTCAGATTCCAGACCCGACTAACACGGCCCGAAACCTAGCGATCATGGCAAATGGGATTGACCCTATACAGCAATTCAGCCCATGCCAAAGTGCCAGAAATCAGTTTGGACTCGTTTTAGATCCGAGTGGAGAAATTCAACAAATTTCTTTTGGTTCTACGCCGACAACCGGAACGTTCACGCTAACATTCAACGGGCAGACTACGGCAAACATAAATTACAACGATACTGCGATTACGGTTCAAAACAAATTACAGGCGATAAGTTCAGTTGGCTTGGGAAATGTTTTGGTTACTGGAACGATAGATAACGTGACCGGGCTAACTGTTACCTTCCAAGGAACATTGAGCAATACTCCGCTTCCTCTGATTACCGCAACCTCATCACTGACTTACGTTGGCGCTGATGGCGTTAATGTTGTTGGAAATCCAGGCGGGTCTAATTGGACACTTACAATCCCATCTCTCGCCACTGGTGGTGTTTTTACATTTGGAGTAGGAAATTCTAGCAATGGTGGGTTTGCGATTTCGTCCGTACTTCAATACAACTCATCTACCAATACGATCAAGTCGGCACTCCAAAATATGTTTATCGGTGGATATGGACAACTCAATGTTGCAAGCGTAACCGGCGATTTCTTTTCAACCGGGATTGTGAACGTTACCTTTGGAGGTTCTTCCCCTTACGGAAGCAATGTGCTGAATGTTTCAAATTCTTCATTAACTTTTTCATCTCCAATAAATATAACTGTAGCGGAAACGCAAAAAGGATTCTCAGGCCCTCCATTCAATTACGTTTGGTTTTACAAGAATATGTTGATGTGTGCCGGATACCCCGTCGAACCTTTCTCAGTTCAACCTTCCGATATTCTAGGGATCAATGGAACAACTGCCCTCACTTTTGATAATGAAAACATCTTCATTGTCAAATCCCCGCAATCCACGAAGGTAACGGGTGGATGGGATATGGACGACTACTCCCTCATCTCAACCGATACAGGATTATTCCAGCTTTGGGGATCAAACCCCGATTCAACCACTGGTGATTTTGATTTAAAAGAAACAAGGAGCATTGTCGGAGTAATTGAGATGGGAGCAGGGGTCAGGATAGGACAAGGGTTCTATTTCTACTCGGGAGAAGATATATATGTGTTTACGGGGCAAGAATCTGTTTCGATAACAAATGATCGCATTCAGTTTTACATCGATAACATCCCATTAGCTTTACGCAGGGCGGTTAAACTAGACTACGCATCTGAAAGAAATCTTCTTACGGTTTGTATACCTATAACGGCGTCAACTTTTCAAACGCTTACTTACCATCTTCAAACCCATGCGTGGGGATTAATTAACGTCGCAAATCATTACAACGCCGCTTGTGGGGTATCACTTTACAATGATGGAACTCAGCAACGGCCTGTGTTTATGCAGTTTGGCGATTCAGTCCAAGAATGGGACCCGGCAACATCGAATGGTGGCGCTTTTAATTTTGAATGTCAGACGGCCTTTAACCACATGGGAAGCCCTGAAATTGAAAAGGATTTCATGCGGGTTAGCTTAAAAATTAGGACAGTAGCGAGTCCAAATCTTCCGACTGTGGTCAATCTTACTTTTTTTACGAATGGGGATTCGACAAACGCAAGACAAACAATAAACGGCGTTACTCCGATTAACGGGCAGATAGACGTTCTTTTGAACGGAGTGGTCGGGGATAATCTTTCAATCCAAGTTTACGTTCCAAATAGCACAAACCAAACCATATTTTCTGGTTATACTGCCTATTGGCAAGCATTGGAGGATTTATGATTTCAGGATCGCAGTTACCGCAGGGAATGACGCTTCAACAGCTTCAAGCCCAATTGCAGGGGTTAAATGGAACTCCGTTTCAGGGTCAAGGGCAAGGGGCATTGGCAACCGATTTCAACTCCTATAACCAGGCATTCCAGCAAATTGCGCCCGAAGAACAGGCGGCGCTTGGGCAGTTCAATGTCCAATCGGGAGATATGGCAAATCAGGCCGTGGGAAGTCTTAATTCAAGAGGGTTAGGAAATTCTCTTTTGGGAACGAACATTAACGGCCAACAGACTTCGGGTTACGGTTCGGGAGCGCTTCAACAGCTTGCTCAACAGAGATTGATGGGACAAAATCAACTGCAACAGGGATATACTAATGAAGCAAACCAATTAAATAATTCCATGATGGGTGACGCAAATGGTATTGGGAATTATTATCAGCAATTAGGAATGCAACAACAGAAGATGAATGCTCAACAACAGTCTCAAGAGTTTAATCCGATGAGTGCCGCTTCTTTGGCACTCTCTATTTTTTGAGGTGATAAAATGACACCTTCTTTTCAGAACACGGCAAATCTATTCAATGTTGGAGGGGCTACAGGTATTTCTTCGGGGGCTATGAATTACGCCTCCCCGATGATTAACTCATCAAATAATATGCAAAACGCCCTTCAACAATTGGCTATGTCTAGGGCATCCACACAACAGGGAATGCAACAGGCGGGACTTGGATTACAAAATCAGGCCACGCAGGACTACTTGCAGAGCCTTCAACCTAATCTGCTAAATTGGGCAGGATTAGGCGTTTCCGGTTACGGAGCGTTAATGGGAAGACAGGCGAACCAAAACGTTCAAAATGGAGGCTACACCCCAAACCCGAATTTACCAGTTCCGCAACCGAATGAGGAAGTTGCAGTATAAGTAGGCGTATTACTCCCTGTAGGCGTAGGCGAGGCTGTATAGGCGTAAGTTGCCGTGTTTGTATAAGTGTTAGTTGCCGTGTAGGATGGAGT